TTGAAGGTCTATATGATGGAGGTTCAACATCAAACACATAATTGGGATTAAAAACTATTGTTAGAAAATCTTTGAATCTATGATCTGAATTTTTACGCAAGACCGCAATTCTTTCTTCTCTGGTTGTGGCTTTTTCAAACTCAGTAAAGATTTCTGAATATAGTAGGTTAGAACTCATCAATTGATCCAATTAAATTAGTTAGTCGGTTAGTTATCATATAATTCAAAAATTCTTGTCTCGTATGAACTTTAGTATTCGTATATGTATCTATAACACTTTCTTTTAAAGATTCGGGTATTTGTGTTAGGTCAATTAGCATTTCATTTCTTTTGAAATTTCTTAGCATGTCCTCATTACAAAACTCCTCAGCTGGTTGATTCAACCATTGAATGATCTTCACTTCAGTAATTGGTTTTTGCCTTACACCATCTACAAAAGTTTCGTCTTTGGATAGAATGTTTGGAATGCCATCACCCTTATCTCCACGAATAATCATCTGTTTCAATTGCAGAGTTGGAAATTGTTCCTTAATATGTTTTTTCATAATAGGAGAATATTGTTCAACATTTGGAAATCTCTGTAATTGAGCAAAATCTTTATCCGAAGATAAAATCATTATCTTATCAGTACCAGAGTATTTTGTTGCCAATACAGCAATAATGTCATCAGCTTCTGCTGTGTCAACATCAATAACCTTATATGGTGAATGAACTCTCAATTCTTCTTTGATTTTATGCAACACCTCAAAGATTGAAGTCCAATCATGGCCAGAAGATTCTCGAGCTTTACGGCGATGAGCTTTATAGTAGGGAAAAATATCACGGCGCCAATATTTTTTATTGTCGCAAGCAATGACAACTTCCGGGCCATGTGATTCTTTAAACTTCTTCACATAGGTGCGAATTGTATTTAAAATCATATGACGAACTAAATTCTCATCAACGGCTGTCTTTGATGATCCAATTTGTTCCATCAAATTTGAAATTGCCACTTGGTTATAATCAAACAGTATCATAATGATCCATAATTTATTTTATCACTTTCAATAATATTGTATCACGATTTAAACGACCATTAAGGCAAGATTCTTTCGCTTTTACCGAATCAATAACATTACGCAAGAACACCTTAGATCCTTTTATGATTTCAGGCAATATTACTTCTGGTTTTCTTAGTGTTTTTTGTACCGATTTTGTTTCAGAATAATTTAACATACTTGTACCTTTAATGCTAAAACCTTCAGCATCCAAAGCATGATATACACCTAGTTTCCTAGTTTTAACATTAAACACCCAAAGCTGTGTTGCACCAATTATGGTTTTTGGTAATTCAGATTTCAATTTAAATTCATCATTAGATTCACAATATAAAACTTTTGATGTTAATTGATCAATTGATTTTACCTTGCGCTTGCGAGGTTTTCTAGAATTTTTAGATTCGCCTGAGATTTTATTACAATCTAAAATAATCAAATCACAAAATGCCACAAGTTTCTTTAATTGTGTTTTTGTGAAGTTTGAATAACCTTCTTTTAAATCAGTATCCTTTGAATCTATCGGTTCTGCAAATTCTTGCCTGCGGTGTTTAAATACTTCAGATATTTTCAAAGCATGAGCACCTTTAATTCTACTGTGCATCAGGCCATAGGGTGATTGAAACTTAACAAAACCACTTAAAATGTAATCATCAATTGAACCCTCTAGTTCTCCAACAATTTCAGAAACTTTTTCTGCAATACGATCCTGTATTGATATTACATTAGTAACAATTGGAACATCTTTGACCAATACAACAACTTCATTTTCCATTTCACTCATAAAAGCTTGAAATGTATCTTCATGTTTTTTTGTAAAAATAGCACCAACAGTTTTTAATCTACAGAGAAAACCAAATGTTGGTTTTTGTTTATTAATAACTGATAAATCTATTTTAATTTTTTGTCTTTTAAAATATTCATTTGTATACTTAATAGCTGTTTTATTGTCTCTATTTTGAGAATACCAATTCAGAGCTTGAGCCATTTCAACATTTGAAATTTCTTTACCTTTGAAGTTTGGTTCTCCACCGGTAAGTTTAACCTCAATTTCTTCAAGCGTTTTTCGTTGCCTTGCCATTTAATAATTCCTCAAATGTATATTTACCATATGAATCAATAAACATTATACCATCAGTCGTTTCTTTCAAGGTATTACTTATGCACTTTGAGGCCTCTAAAGCGTCCCTGGCATTTTCCATGACCAAACATTTACCAAACATTTCATCTAAAACATTCGTGTTAATTTCATAATTCATTGTATCATCATTAAAGTTACCAAATAGGTAATCTTTTTTATTTGAATAGGCAACACGGTAACCCTCCAAAGTTTTCAGTATGTAAACACCACACATTATCTTTCCAAGATTACATAATCACCAAAATACTTATCAAAGATAGCCACCAAATGCTCATAATCGCCAGCCATCATTTCCTCACGGATTTGGGTTGCATCCAAATTCAATTGGCGGGCAAATCGTGTGGCATAACCCATTAAAGCATACGCATTCCCATCAGGGCCGGTTAAGTCAATAACCTTTTCATAAACATCTTTTTTATCACGAATCATCAATAATACTCCTTATTTTCAATAGCCTATTATATCACAAAAAAGTTTAATACACAAGACATATTTGAATTAGTGTTGTTTTTATACAACACCTGTTTATACTAGATAAAACCATCCTACTATAAATAGGTAGTAAAGTCAAGGTCTATTTTCGTTAAAAAATAAGAGGTAAAAATGGATTTTTTTAAATTAGTAGCGGAAGTGGGTTTCCCCATTGCAGCGGCTTGTGCCGGTGGTTACTTTATATTTCTCACACTAAAATTTATTCTTGCTGGCGTCATGAGTTCGGTTCAAGGATTATCTGGTATTATTACATCTTTGGATAATCGTGTAAAAACCATGAACCATGATGTTATCAGAATTGACACCGTTGTATCAAATGCTTTAGGACTAAAACCTGATGTAAATAGGATTTCCCGAGCAGACGGTAAAAACGATGCCCGGAGAGATTGATGGATTTGGTAGAAATGATTAACAAATACGGTTTCCCAATTGTCGCAGCTGGCGGCATGGGTTACATGATATTTTTTGTATGGACTTGGGCAACTAAAGAAGTTAAGCCTGTATTAAAAGAAGCTAATACAGTATTGATTGCTTTGATTGACCGAATTCGTATGATGGATAACGATTTGATTAGGTTGAATCAAAAGGTTGATGTAGTGTTACATCTTCGTGGAAAAACAATTGACCATGAACGAGTTAAAGCAGAAGAAAAAATCAATGAAATTAAAAATGATTAATTATTTGGATGTGGCACGGAATGTTCCGTCCCAATCGGATGGCATTCCTTCTCTCATTCTTTCTTCCATATTTTCATAATAATGTACTAACTCCGGTGTCATCTCTTTTAGTTTTGACATAAGAGTTAATGCTTTATTCCATTGGCCACGATAGTAATAATCAAGGAAGTTATCGTGCATTTGATTGCCTTTTGCTAAGGTGAATATCTTAACACCTTCTTTTTTACCTTTTACAGCAATACAATCCAACTCAACAACATCATACTCATCTTTGACCTGTTCTGCTGTCAATGCACCAAGAACAATCTTCACGCCATATGGTTTACTTTGACCTTCTAAACGACTAGCTAGATTAACAGAATCCCCAAGACAAGTGTAATCAAAACGCTGAGAACTCCCCATATTGCCAACGACAACAGTGCCAGTGTTAATGCCAAGGCCCATACCGAAAGCAGGAATACCTTCTCTAGTAATTTCATTGTTAAATTCTTCTAAACTTTCCATCATTTCTAATGCGGTTTTAACTGCCATTTTAGCGTGATTTGGTTCATCTAATGGTGCATTCCAAAATGCCATTTGTGCATCACCAATATACTTATCAAGCGTGCCATTATTTTCTATGATCTTAGCAGTCATAGCTGTCATATACCGATTCATAATCTTGGTTAGACCTTGTACATCAGCACCATAATGTTCCGATATTGTGGTAAATCCACGAACATCGGTGAACATAATAGATAACTCTCTACTCTCACCACCTAATTGTAACAACTCTGGATTCTTTTGCAGCTTCTCAACCATTGCAGGGCTAAGATAAGTGCCAAACTGTTTTTTGATTTGTTGCTTCTGTAAAAACTCACTTATAAACTTAATGCCATAAGCATGAAGGATAACAAGAACAAGAGTAACCACAGGCATTGTGATATCCACGAGGTAGTTGTATCCATTGAATAGGTAATAAGACCCACCAATGCTACCCAAAACAATAAGTATGGCAGAAAAAATGCCAGCATAAACATACCTCGCTAAAAATAATAGTATTACGGATAATAATACCAAAGATAAAATCTCAGCACCATCCGCCCAATCTGGCCTTTGAATGTTTGTGCCACTAACTAATGTATCTAGTACCGCAGCTTGAAGATAATGTGGATAGACTGATCCTGTAGCTGTTGCAATAGGATTGTTGAGACCTTTGGCTGTGAGTCCAACAATGACGATTGCGCCATTGAAGTCTTTTGGTAAATTTGATGCTGAGTGCTCAATAGGTTTGGAGCTCCAATCAACCCAAATTCTACCAACTTGGTCTGTTGTGATTTTTCCAAATTTTGGAATTCTGACAGCTTCAATTCCCGATTCTGTGACTCTAACTTGGAAACTAGGATCTTCGGATGCAACTCTAAGGGTTTCAAGACTAATGCTTGGATATAACAAGCCTGCTGACTGTATAACCATTGGCACCCTTCTGGTAATGCCATCAATTTCTGGTAAGGTGTTAACAACACCAATACCAGCAGCACTTTCGTTAAATGGTTTAATATTTGGTTGAATACTTTCATATTTGATACCCACATCTCCTGTGCCAATCACCGATACACCTGGCCTAAATGCAGGATAGTTATTTGTTAGTTTTTCGTTAACCGCTGTTTGTGGTAATACAACAGGAAATTCTTTTAATGTTTTCTCTAACTTAGAATCATGGCCAAAACGATCAGGCTCAGGCATATAGATGTTAAAGACAACCAACCCAGCACCACGAGAATACAAATCAGAAACCAATTTGGAATACTCATCTCTTGGGAATGGGAACTGACCTTTGTGCCGAATAGTTTTGTCATCTATATTTACAACCTGTATCAGCTTAGATACGGAAGTTTCCTTTGAAGTTATTAGTTGATCAAAATATCTTAGTCTAACACTTTCAACAAAACTTCCATCATTAACACGGACAAGTAAACATAACAACAAAGTTAAAATTGCTGTCCATGGACTAAGTAGTTTTTTCATTTTTGAATTATTGTAATTGTCGTGGTTCCACCACTATTGATTTTTTGATATACTGGTGAACCATCTTGTGATATATTCAATTGTAAATTGGCTTCTTGACTCACGGAAATTTGAGCTATGTGAGTACCAATTTTATATAGAGTTAATTTTCCAGTATCATCTACACCATATTTTAAACCACTACCTTCACTATATCCCGGAAGCATTGTGCTTTGTGCAAGTATAGATTCTTGTGATTGTGCTAATGCTTTTGTGCTATCATCTAGTAAATTAGTCAGAAGATTACCATCAAGAAAATTAATGTCTAATGCATTAAATTTAGCCAATTCATTTGTATCTAACGCATTATATTTTAAAAAGTCTTTATTCAGAAAATTTATATCCAATGCGGTTTCTGTTGCCGTTTCACTTTTAGTTTTATCTTCCTTAACTTCTTTTGGTGGCGCAATAATTAAAAGGTTATTAATATTAGCTTGATCAATCGTAACAATGACCGGAGCTGATGGTGCAGAATTTAAAGAAGATACTAATGTTGTTTGATATGCTGTATCCATAAAAACAGTACCGGCATCATTTGATACTTGAATTGCACCAGTCACACAACCTTTATTATCACAAGAAGGCAATAACATTATCAAGCTTCTGCCTAACTCATCTACAGTCATGGAAAAGTCAGTACCCCTAACTGCAACCGTGGCAGTAGGGGTCTTAACATTTACTTGTTGTGGGTCATTTTTGGCAATTTGACCACTTGCATATCTAGCTGTACCCAAAACAACTTTCATAGCAAGCTTGCCAGAACCTTTTTTCGGATCATATACGAAATCATCAATCACCAATTTGGATTGCTCGGTGATATTAACAGTCGTAGCATCTTCAAAAACTAATTTAGCTTTTGATTTAGCTGTTATGATAGTATCATTCATTTGTACAGCTGAATTTACCGCACTTGAAATTGACTTCTTATCTCTAATAATTTCAGTTGGACCGGTTTGTTCTGAAACCTTTCCTATAGCAGCAAAACTAGTTTGACTGGTTAACAGAAATGTTGTTACTATTACCTGTAGAATTAATAGTAACGGTCTTTGCAGTAGTTCCACTTTGAGTCACTCCGATTGTGTTAGTATCACCAGTAGCAGTAACATTCACGGTTGAAGCACCAGCATTGGTACTTGTATGAGTGATTGTGTTTGTGCTACCAACAACATTAATTTCGCTGTAATGATTCGCACCTGTACCCAAATTTTGAGTAATGATGTTAGAATCTCCAGTAACAACTTGTTTAATTGTTGAACCAGAACAAGAAGCTGATCCTAGTGTTCCACAATTAATTGTTTGTATATTATTATCTCCTGTTGTATTAACAAGAACTTCAGCCGCTGCACCGTTTACAACCATGGTCAATTCATTACCAATGCCAATTTGGCTAATATCTACTACATTGGATCCGCTACCAATGAAAACTGGTGTTGCAGAATCTCCAACTTTGTTACCTGTACCGTCTTGTATGATGGTAACTGTTGATGCGTCACCTACTTGGTCTATATAAACTTCATTTGAATGCACATTTGTCAAACCAAGCACCGCCATAATAAAGACGATAGCTTTTAGTTTCATTTTATTTCCTTTTTTGTTATTTTAAAAATCTCCACAATCCATTTTTTTCACCTTCTATAATCATTTCATAAACTGCTTGTTCTATGGCAACTCTAACAGCATATGTGGTTGCTTCATTTGCCGCACTTCCTAACTCCAATTCTAATGATGTTGTTCCTGTATCTAAAAATTGTAAAACACCTAAACTATACGCCGTACTATAAATAGTTTTTGATACGGAGTTTGTTAAAAGTATTTCACCTGAACTAACACTTATTAATCTTAAAGATACAACTATTTCATCAACTCTATATTGTTGGTTTCCTCCAATTCCAAAATACCTAGCTCCAGCGCCACCACTTCTTATATTAGTATCATAACCAATAATTCCACCTTCAATCATAATTCCAGCAATGGTCAAAGGTTTTAGTGGCTTAGCTTCTTTGCCTTCATACACTTCTCTTTGATTTCTAATCAGCTGTCTTTCTTTAATTAGATTATCTAATCCAACTCTTTCAACAACCTTAAACCAATTCTTAGAATCTTTTAAAGCTTTTATCAAAAATGTTTCTGCACCTTGAGTAACTGCTTTACTGAATAGCGCCAATTTCTCATTAGGTTTATTCTGGCCTGTCTTATCAACAAAACCATAAACAGCAATCGTCATTGGCGGTCCATCCAACAAAGGCAACTTATCAGCCAATGATTTCTTTGGTTCAATTTTAACTGGCTCTTGTTGCATCATTTCTAACTGTGTACTAGCACATCCAGATAATAACGCAAGAAGAATGACAAAAAGGTATTTCATCTAAAATGCAAACCCTGAAATTGGAACTGTAATATCTGTCCGATTACCATTTGTTTCCAGTATCGTCAGCGTCACATCACTTCCTGTTTTCACCCAAGAGATTGTAGTCCCTTGAAAATCCATTGTTCCATTGGACTTACCACCTTCTGCGAACATCTGGTCGGCTAGTTGTTTTGATAGTTGTGCGTAAATCCTTGATTCTACATTGACCAAGAATTTAGCTATATTGGTGTTTTTAGCGTCACGCTCGGCTTTGTCTTTGATAGCCTGTGCTTCATCTTTAAGTTTTTGTTTGCGCTGAGTCTCTAATTGGTCTATTGTGAGGACATGCGAAGAATAGCC